TTTATTTATTTTAAACTCTTTCATATACTCCTCTCTACCATCTTTGGTAAAGACTTTTTTCTCATAGTCAAAGTAAGGATGAGGTTCAGCAGAGACTACTGGATTCTTTGTTTTGTTTTTGATAACAATAAATCTATCGGCAGCAAACGTACCTGCTATTTGAACTTCATACTCATCAGTAGGCAACCAATTATATGTGCCATCTTTCTTTGTATGTGCCATAGCACAATTAATCTCAGCAATTAACTCTGCTGTCAATTGCATAGGTTCTATCTTTCTTTCGGATAGAACCCTTTCTTCGGGATCAAGTTTACCTAACATCAGGATCTATGTGCTTTCTGATGACCTTCAACTATTGCATCAACAATAATTCTTTTTAGTTCTCTTGATTTCTTTTTACCAAGTCCTAAACTTGTATCGATTTTAACTTTAATCCAATAAAGTCCAATAATACAAATCAAAAATGGAATAGCATCTTTCCATTCAATAGTATTGTATGCGTTAGCAAGATCACTAACAACTGCCATGTATTCACCAGGTCCTACCATTAAACATCTCCTTGTTTACGATTTTCAGAATAGTGGGGATCAAACTCTCCACCAGGATATCTGCTCTTCAACTTATCTACATTCATTTCAATGATCTCTTCTGGTGTAGTGTCTAAGAGAATACATGCCTGTATAAAATACCACATAATGTCACCTAGTTCACGTTTCATATGAAATAGATTTTCTTTAGTAACTGGTTTACCTTGAAAGACAATTTTCTTGACAATTTCTGTAAACTCACCTGACTCAGCACATAGTCCAAGTGCAGCAGTTAATGCTCTATGTGTTTTAAAATCTTTAGAGTATAAGTCTCTTAGACGATCTTGGAAATGACCACCATACTTACTCTCTTCAGATGTAACAGCATTTACAAATTCAGTATACTTCTTAAAATCAATCATACTTTAGTTCACTAAAAGTTTTCTTTGATGTAAATCGTTTGACAAGATCAACCTTCTCTTCTTCTTGACCAGAATCAACAAGGTCATCTTGAGCAGACTCCTCTACATCATACAACCTCATCTTCGCTCTGTCAATACCTACACAAAATCTTTTATTCATAGTAGGATCATTATAGCGATTCTTAAGTTGTTTGACCATAATTTGATTCATCCCCTCAAGTTCCTCAGTCGAGATAAGAGCAAACATGAGGTCAGCAGTAGCAGGGAGACCAAAGGATTCACTCGTATCAGTGAGATCAATATCAGTAGACCCAAAACCAGAGCGAGTCGTTTGTGTCGCGGAGACAATCGGGACGTTACATTCCACCGCAAGTCCTCTAAGTTCTTCAGCAATTGCTTTAACATAGGTATAAGAATTAACAATACTTCCTTTGTATCTCTGGGAAGCACAGATGTTTAGATAATCTACAAAGATAATATCAGGTCTAATACTTCTCTTCAATGCAAGATCATTGATAAGAGATTTAAAATGACCTACATGTGCTGACGCTGTAGGATATTCTTTGATAATAAGTTTACCCTGAGTTTTCTTTGCTAGTGTTTTAATCTTCTTCTCAAAGATTGGATGTGGTAGATCAGCGAGTTTTTGAATAGGAACATTTAAAAGGTTTGCATCAATACGTTCTGCAATCTTTTCTTCTGCCATTTCACAAGTAATGTATAAAACATTCTTACCTTGCAATAAAGTTGATGCAGCAAAGTGACACATGACCAAAGATTTACCAACACCTGTTCCTGCAAGAACGATGTTTAGTGATTTGTTTACTAAACCACCCTTAGTAATCTTATTGAAAAACTCCAGATCAAAAGGAATCTTGTCTTCCTTTCTATGATAATATTCAAAACGATCAGTAGCGTTCTCAACATAATCGTGACCGACATGTTGATCAAATGATACTCCTAATGCTTCTGAAAGAATCTGCGGAATAGCACCCTTATCGCGTTTGGTATCTTGACCGTCAGCAATCTTAACAGATTCCATAAGCGATAAGTAGATCGCACGCTCTTGACACCACTTTTCTGTAGAATCCACGAGCCAGTCGTGGTCTTTGGGATCATCGGAAAGGACATTTAAAACCTCAACAATTTCTTTAAATTGTTCTTCTGTAAGATCATTTCTCTCTTGACATTCAATACTAAGTGCGTTCAGAGATGGCAATGCATCATACTGACTAATGTATTCATGTAGTTCAAGAAAGATAATCTTGTAAGAACGTACGGTAAAATAATCTACCTTCAAGAAAGGAAGAACCTTCCTTGCATACTTCTCATTATACAAGAGATTACATAGAATCGTGACTTCGAGATTCATAGGTAGTGTAAATAAGTTCCAACAATGTACTTTTTGTCAGACTCAGGTGGCAATCCTGAGTGACGATACTGCCATGTAGCAGGGAATAATAATATTCTACCACGTTTAGGTGAAACTGCATAGTTCAATCTAGGAAAATTAGTTTGTCCACCATCGTCAACGTCATTCAAATATAAAAACATCACTAGAAATCTACGAGCAGAATTATAGTCTCCTACATCTACATGATCTTTAAATTGATCTAGTCCATCATTATTATATTGTTTAATTCTAAACTCTTCAAAAGAATATTTTGCAGGAAAATCTGGTTCACACTGTAAAGCATTCATATAAACTTTGACAATATCAATAAAGACTGTCTGTATATGTTTCTGAATACTCATCCATGCAGGATCTTTTGCCATAAACCTTTGTGAGATATTCAACTCATTAAAGGTTGGTCTTTGTTCTCTATCTATACGAGTAACATCTCTATATGATTCAGTGAATGTTTGAATTACAGATTTACAAAAATCCTCTTCAAACATATCATCATAGCATTTAATGTAGTCAGTAAGATTAGTGACCATATCGAAACTCCTTCTTTGCTGCCTCGTCTAATGCTTCCATTACTTCATCAGTAAAATACTTTTCGGGATCAGCAAGAATGGATTTAGGATATACAGAAGTTTCACCAACCATAATACGATTACCTTTGCGTGTGAATACTCCATGCTTTTCACCTAATTCTAGTAATCCATAATACCTATCAAGTCCACGATCATAATATAACCGTGTCTCTACAATAGAATTCTCTTTTGTTAGTCGGGATTTTTGGGCTTTACATTTGATAATATTTCCAACAACCTCCGTACCATCTTTTTCCTTCTTCTTTGATAGATATATAATTGTTGATGAAGCGTATTTGAGTCCACTTCCACCTCCCATTTCTTTCGTTGGAATATAACTTCCTATGACATCATATGTATGATTCGTTACGAGCATAGGAACGTTTGCTTTACCTAATTTTAACGTAAGAACACGAAACGCACCTTTAATTAGTTGACTTTTTGTCATATCCCTGACATTCTTATCATTAGCAACGTCTTCAACTTCTTTATTACTAGCAAGCATACCAAGAGAATCTAATACAAACATCATAGGTTTGCGATCAGACTCATTCTGTTCCATATATTTGTCAAGAATCCTGCAGGATTGAGTTCTAAACTCTTCGATAGTAGACACAGGAACGATCATCATTCTATCTGCATCAATACCTCTATCAACAATCATTTGTTTGCTAATAGCAGACTCAGATTCAAAATAAATTACACCTGCATCAGGATCAGAATCTAGAAAGTGTTGCACAATACCAAGGCAAAAGAAAGTTTTACCAGTTGATGATTCACCTGCAATTGCTGTGATTTTATTGCTTGGCACACCGCCATAAATTGATCCAGAAACTAAGGCATTAAAGACATAAGAACCAGTATCAATATAATCTTTTGTATCACCTGCAGAAACTCCGTCTGATACTAGTCCTGCATATTCATTTCCAATTTCTGATACAACTGTCTTCAGAAAACTCACTCGTCAACCTCCGTAATTTTAGTAATAAAGTTCGTACGTTTCATAGCACGTTCAAACCATTTTGCTTCTGACTCATCGTCAAAAACTTGTTCTCTTTTGTCTGGGATACCAAATGCTTTTTGGTATTCAACAACATATTTCATGAAAATAGAAACTCCAATGATGCGATTTTTTCTGGTTGCCAACCAATGACGTCCATAATCACTTTGATGGGTTCTAAGAAACTCTTCTCAAATTGTAGATCATAATCCACCTGTTTGTCAAGTCCAAACTCTTTCGGGAACGTATTAAGATAACTGATAATGTTCTCGTTGATTTTGTTTGGAGTCTTCAAATAGACGAACTTGATCTTCTCTCCATCTTGAATTAAAGGATACTTGTGAGTAAGTTTGTTTTTCTTATTATAAAAGTTATATAACAGTGCTCCTCTCACATGTATAGGTGTCCCTTTGCTATAGATCGTCGTAGGGTTCGACCACTTATTTAGATTGTTACAACCTCTAGGGAAAGAAATATCTTCAATAGGTAAAGAAGAGAAATGGTTCTTGAAGTCAGCAATAAACCCCTGTGCAGACTCTTCATCTTCATTCATGATAACTGTTAGGCAATCACGAATAGATGTTCGACATGCTGCAGGTGTAGAAGATTTAACTGCTTCGATACCCATGATCTTAAGTTTAGGTTTCTCATAGCGAACACCCTCACTATCCCAAACGTTGAGAATATATCTTTTCTTGGCAGTCCAGATACCTTTGTTGGCAATATTCTCACGCTTCATGACCATCTTCTGTTCGTATGCGTTTACATATGTGGCCAACGCTTCATAAGAACTAGTAATATATTTTTCAAGTTCCACCTCACACACCTTATTAAGGAAAGTGACGATGCTCGAATCATCTGCCTTTCTCCCCTTGTATACAGCCTCAACCAAAGGACCCAGATTGAGGTAGATACTATCAGTATCACTAGCAATGACATAATCTTCTCCTGTAGTTTTGAGTAACTTGTTCAGATACTCATTCATTTTGTTTTCGATCCAACGGATTGAAACTTGCCCTGACAAAGTAATTGCCTCAGCATTTGCCAGATTATAGTATCGGAAATATTGATTTCCGATGGCACCATAGGCAGAGTTAAGTTGAATCTTTCTTGCCATCTGAATGTTGTTGAACTTTGAAATGTCAGCAACTAGTTTGTTAGATGGTGAGTTTTCATGTTGCTGTTTTGCAGCAAGCATTTTCTTTTTGTAGATCGTACGTTCATCGTAGATCTTCTGCATCATCTCTGGCAGGAAACCATGAATATCTTTTCGATACATGGCACCGTTTGCACATACACAATAGTCCTCTTTTATCTCCAACTCCTGATTGAGGATTCTCTCAACGCTTGCACTGGGATGTCTAGTCTCCCTGAGTGTTTCGGGCGAGATATTGTATTGCATAATAAGATGAGGATACAGGCTATTGAGGTCAAAACTGACAACCCAATCATAGCATCCTGGTTTCGGTTCTTTGACATACGCTCCTGCGTATTTTTCATCTTTTTTCGCTCCTTTACGAGGGGGAACAACAACGTTTCTATCTGTGAGATAGTTATAGATCATCGTATCCCACATACGAACCTGACTATACACATCTTCAAAGTTTGCTTTGGCATCATAAGACATTGTAATTGCTAGTTCTAGCAACTTCATCTTATCTTCAAGACGGTCAATCAACTCAACGTCTTGAATGTTGTATTCCATAAACTTCTGCCAATCAGATGTATAGAAGTCTTTGAAGTTTTCATACTCATCATGATTTACTTTTCTTTGTCCGAGTTCGACAAAGGCAATGTGATCGAGTCTATAAGACTCCTGATTTGAGTATGTAAACTTACGATATAGGTCGAGGTAATCAAGGATATTAACACCAGAGATATCATAAGCGTAATTCCTCCTACCTTGGACGTATACTTCTCTTTCATTTGCACGATTCCATGGGGATAAACTCTTCATCCATTTCTCACCGAGAATACGATTGACTCGACGAGCAATGTATGGCACGTCATACAAGTTAACGTTCCAACCAGTTAGAATGTCTGGAGTGTTTTGTGCCCACCATGTAATAAAGTTTGTAAGCATCTCTTGTTCTGTCCAAGAGACATTCAACTCTAGATTATCTGGTGCATCAAACTCTCTAGTTGTCCAACTGTAATATTTTTTAGTCACCATATCTTTGATGGTGATTGATAGCATTTCTTCTGCTGCTGCTTCTACATCAGGGAATCCATTCTCACATTGAACCTCGATGTCCAATGCATAGATTTTCATCTGATCGATGTGGTAGTCAACATCATCTGGATACTGCTGACGAATGAATTGATAAACAAATCTTTCGTAACCATGAACTTCAAAATTATCTACATGTTCATACTGTTTGATGAACTCTCTTGCTTCTCTTGCATTATGAAACTTGACAGGAGACACATATCTCCCATCTAGTGTTGTAAACTTTTCTTTTTTCTTAGACAAAACATAAAGGGTAGGAGAAAAGGATGTGCGATATTGAACCGCTTCTCCATTCTCATACCCTCTGTAAAGTATAGTGTCACCAGCTAGTTGAATGTTGGTGTAAAAAGAACTCATAATTTATTGTAGATTTCCAACAGTTTTGGTGTCGGGTCTAGTATACTCAAGATATTTTCAGATGTCAAGAAGACATCACGTTGTGAACTGTATTTTGGAAACGGGATCATGGTATCCTCACCCGTCACTTCATAGCATTTTTCGATAAGGATACTAGGTTCCTCATCTAACTCTGTTATCTTTCCAATAAGGTATTCACTCCGTTGATTCATCAACAGGAGTTTGATTTGATTTTCCTCCATCTGCCTCGATTAATGTGTTGTATTTATTGATGACCTCTGGATAGGTCTCATATGCGGTTACCACTTCCTCTAACTTCAAAAGAATTTGTTTGTTAGAAGACAAAGGAATCCAAGGTTGGAAGTAGATATCGGGATCTTTGATTTTACTTACAATGTCACCTGCATCATCTTCAACAAGAATTTTAGGTTCTTCAGTTTTCTTTCCTTGCAACCATACAATGTATGGATTGTTAAGTTGAAATGCTACCGCTTTACTTGGAT